GGTTTCTCGACGATGCACCCGTCTATTGTGGGACTGTCCGAGACTTTATTGACGGCGGTTACGCGGGCTTATATTCGGAAATGGTTGACGTGCTCTCCGCTGGTTTCCCCTGCCCGCCGTTCAGCCTCGCAGGAAAACGGCTCGGCGAATCCGACCCTCGAAACGGCTGGCCCGAAACCATCGCTGCAATCAGAATCGCGCATCCAAGATTTTGCTGGCTTGAAAATGTTCCTGGTCTCGTTACCCACCCCTATCTCGAAACGATATGCGGCGATCTTCGCGAAGCTGGGTATCGAATACGTGCGACCGTGCTTGGCGGAATCCACGTCGGAGCGCCCCATATCAGAAAACGGCTCTGGATTTTGGCGCACTCCGACGAACGGAGATGCGAGTCACGGAGCGAATTGGGACAGATCGGTGAAGCAGGGCCAAGGCTCGCTTGTGACGCAGGTAAAGAAATGGCCGACTCCAACAACACAGTGCGCGAAGTTCAGCCGGAACACGCCTCCGCTCTCGGCGGCGGTACAGATTTGGCCGACACCTCAGAATCACGACTCGCATCCGGGCCAAGCGGACAGAGCGGAACGCGGAACGGCGAGAGCGGACTGCCGGAATCTGAACGACGAAGTTGCGAAGCGGGAACTCTGGCCGACGCCGAAGGCGAGCAACGGCGGGCCGGATTATGCGAAGCTGGACCGCAGCGCGACGGGAATCAGTTTGCAGACTGCCGTGAATCTATTTCCGACTCCGGTGAAGCAGGACAGCCACGGACACCAGCAATCGGGGACTCTGCCAGGCGCATTGGGATTAGCTGGTGGGACGCTGAACCCGGAATGGGTCGAATGGCTTATGGGATGGCCGATAGGGTGGAGCAGCTTGAGGCCCTTGGTGACGGACAAATTCCGGCAGTGGTGGCGGCAGCATGGCATGTTCTGACAGCAGACTTTGACTTTTCACCGCTGGCAGAGTGCCAGCCAAGCCAACCGATTTCCTCGCCAGCGCAATCCGTGATGCCTGGCAACCTCCTTTCCGCGGTGAGATTTACGAGTTTGCCGGTGGACTGAATCTTCAGGCGGGCTATTCGGTCAAGGGGCAGTTCGACATCAACTCAGCACCGTGGCTCATCGAGCCGTTCGAGGCAATCCGAGATCCGCGCGTGCGAATGGTCTCGATTCAGGCTGGCGTTCAAACGCTCAAGTCACTGATCGAGGACATCACTATCCCCTACTGGATTCTCCACGATGCCGGCGATTGCCTTTTCCTTTTGGACACCGACCCGAAGGCTCTCAAGTATTGCTCCTCTCGCCTGATGCCGCTCATCCGCAGCGTGCCGGAAATCCAACGGCTATTGCAGGACGTGGACCTCCACGACAAGACGAAAACAAAAATCGCTTTCCATGCGATGAATCTGGTTGTCGGAGGATTGAACGAGGGCAACTGCCAATCGCTCACCTACCGCTACGTCATCGTTGATGAAGCATGGATGGCCCGCGCAAACGGTTTGCTCCGTCAGGCGCGAATGCGTACCACGCAATACGAGGACACTTCCAAGTTCCTTTGCATCGGCCAGGGCGGAATCTGCGACGAGGACGCCGATACACTCCACAAGGAGACTGACCAGCGCGAACTTCACTTCCGCTGCCCGTTCTGCCAGTTCGCGCAGCCGTTCGATATTTCCCGCTTGCGCGGCGAGGATCATCCGAAGGCGGACCTGCGCGGCACCTACAGCGGTTTGTCCTGGGATACCAATGAAACGACGAAACCGGGAGGGGCGCGCTGGGACATGGACGCCGTTTGGCGCTCTGCTCACATTCGCTGCTACCAGTGCGATGCTCGGATTGAAGACCGGCCAGAAGTGCGCCGGCAACTCTGCGATTCCTACCATTTCAAGCCAACGAATCCCGGCGCGCCGAAAGAGTTTGTCGGTTTTCACTGGCCGCAAGCCGCGTCACCGCGCATCTCAATCGGCTTGCTCGTAACGGAATATCTAAAGGCCAAAATCGCCGCGGCGGACCTTGGCTATCGCCTCCCGCTTCAGGAATTTTATATGAAACGGTGGGGCTTGTCCTGGTCGGAGGATTCAGCCGACGAATATCGCGCGGTCAAGCACGAGCCTTACGACATTTACTCCGACTGGCCGGAGGAGGCTTACCGCGTCGTGATTGCGGACTGCCAGCGCGACCTCGCGAAGTTTTATGTCAGCGTTTTTGCCGTGGCGCTGAGCGGCGAGGCGCGCGAACTGGCGCGGGAGATGTGCACGAGCTTCGATGAAATCGCCGCGGTGCAAGCGAAGTGGAAAGTGAAGGATCAGCGAGTCTTCCTCGACTGCGGCTATAAAATGAACGACGTGCTTGCTGAATGCGTGCGTCGCGGGCACATCGGCACAATCAAGGAAGGCGGGCGCACCGTGAAACGCTGGCTTTGCTGGACTGGACTGAAGGGCAGCGGCCGGGAAATGTTTTTCCATACGCGAAAGGTGAAAGGCGGCGAAGTGAAGGAATGGCGCATCTACAGCCAGCGGCAGAATTTCGACGTGCACGCGGGCATCGGCAAGCGGAGCACGCGCGCGCAATGGTACGAGTGGAGTAATTTGCACGCGAAAGATTTGCTTAGGCCGCGGCGCGATGGCGATGCGAACGTGCCGAAGCTCCGGTTCCTGCCGGATACGCTGCCGAACTCGGACGTTTATTCCCACTTCGCGCAGATGCGCAGCGAACGGCGAGAGGAAAAGTTTGCGAACGGAAAGAAATCGGCAATTTGGGTGCTCGTGAAAGAGAGCAGGCCAAACCACGAGTGGGACAAGGCCGCGATGCTGATGGCGTTCATGGCGATTGTTGGTATTGTCGGGCCGGCGGAAGCGAGCGATGAAAGAAACGAAGATCAAAATAGTCCCAGTCAGAATTGAAATGATGGCATGGGCCGAAAAGGCTGCGAAGGTGCTCAACGAAAGAGCCGCTAACCCGCAAGACCTGAACGATGCGTTGCTGGCCGTGCATCTCGAAAACTGGCAACTGGAACTCAGCGGGCGAATCCTATTCGCGGCCATCCTGCCCGAATTCTATCAATGAGCCTGGACATCTATCTCACCGAAGCCGCTCGCAAATGCCCGAATTGCGGCATTGCTCTTACTGAGCCGTTGAGCCTGGAAGTCTTTTCCGCGAACATCACCCACAACCTGAGCGCGATGGCTGCCGAGGCGGGAATCTATCGCCACCTCTGGCGGCCCGAAGAAGTCCCCATCACCAAAGCCCACGACCTGATCGAACCACTCAAGGCCGCAATCATGGCAATGGAAGCGGAGCCGGGACGATTTGACCGATTGAACGCGAGCAATGGCTGGGGCACGCGCGAGCAATTCCTTCCGTGGCTTGAAACGCTTTTGAAAGCGTGCCTGGAATATCCGGAGTCGGAAGTCCGGTCGAGCCGATGAAAGCGAAAAACCAAAGTGACGATCGAACCGTTGCGCTGAAGAATCAGGTCCGCAAGGCGCAAGACCTGATTCGCCAATTCGAGGACGGCACCGGGCGTCACAATTCCAATCTTGCGGCGGCGGGAAGGGATGCGGGCGCGAGAATCAATTTGGATGCATCGGCGTTCGACGAGGCGCATGCGCGCTTTCTGCGAACAATAGGTTTGCTTCCGCCTGGATGGATTATGCCGAGCCGGGCAGATTTAGATAACTGGTATCAGCGCATGGTCAAACCGCAGGATGAACTTGAGTTTTATCTGGTTCAGGAAAAGCTCCTCCGAGCCAACCCGCAGGACTGCCAGATCGGTCAGATTGTCCGAATCGAAACGATTGACCGGCCAGGAAACTGGGCACAAGTCCGAGGTGCCTACGAGCATGAAATCCGGGATGAAACCGGATGGGGAGCCGGAGTCTTGATGAACTCGTTTGAATTCGAGCGCACGCGCTATCAGCATCAGGGAATTGTGCGCGAATTCTGGAAGCGGGTTGCCTAAATGAAGATCCGCTTCGAGGATGTTCTCTTTGCCGTTGTCCTTGGAATCGCCCTTGCGACTTCTGCGGCTGTCTTACTTCTCTGGCTCGCTGACCGATGAAAGAACTTATCCGGCGAATCGCCCTCACACAGCCCGAACTTGCTGCCGAGTTAAGGCGCGCGGCAGTCGAAGTTCACCGCGAAGCGTTTCTCGTTGGCTGGATGACTGGCATTCAATGGTTCCGAGACCTGGACGAACCTTTCAAACCGTTCAACTCAACCCGCATTGTAAGATGCGCAAACGATTCCCGGTTTCACTGAATCATCCGCCGCTCCGAGAAAGACAACTGCCACTGATTCGCGTTTGCTGCACCAAGAGGATTCCAAGCGACTTTCCCAGTCCATCGGTTCCCCATTGCGCGGGTTAATATCGCGAGCGGTTTCTTCATCGGGCGCACAAACAACCGCCGAGTCGTAGGTGTCCCAGTCTTCATGTTCCCTCTGGCTGATAAGGTATAAGTTCACGGCAGTTGACCGTCTGCGGTTTGCGAATGCCGGTCAACTACTACGTCGGGAAAACTGAGGATGAGCTACTTGTCCTTCTGGATGCGTTGCAGAAACGGGGAACGACGGGCTATGTGACGCAGACCTCAGCCGCTGGCCTTCAGCAAATCCGGTCTTTTCAAAACAGCGGCAATGTCCCCGTCGAGATTCGCAGAGTGCTCTATTCCCTCTGGAAGATCAGTCCGAGCGGCTATGAAAACCCCTACAGCCAGCGCATTCGTCGCACGCGGCCAAACTACACCGCGCCGACGCGGCAATCCGTCAACGACGATTAACCCCACAGGAAAATTATGCACTACAAGAACGGCAGAGAAGCCAAAAACGGCGACAAGGTTGTTGTCCTTAGCTCATTCGGCGCACCGATGGCGGGCATCCTTTACGATGCTGTGGCCGGCAATGACTATTGCAATGGCAAGATTGCCATCACGTCGAATTCCGATCCATGCCCAAATCTCAAGGAATGCATCCACGCTGACGACATCGCCGCTGCAAACATTCCCGATTCCACGAAAGCCGTTTGACCTCCTCGATCGAACTCCCCCAGCGGATGCCGGCGGTGAAACGCAAGAGCTCGATCCTAGCGCCGAACGGCCAGCCGGTTTCTTATTACCTCTATCCGTCGCCCCGGAACAATCTGCGCGCCTACAAACCGCGCTACTGGCTTCAGGATTCGACGCGGAAAAACGTCTCCGAATACGACCGGAAGGAAATGGTCAACTATGCGCGCCAACTCTCCGTGCAGATCGACGTGCTGGAAACGGCCATCACTCAGAAGAACAATTGGGCATTCGGTGACGCCTGGGACCCTCACTACACTGGGCGAAACGCAGCCTGGGGTGAAGCGGCTCAGTCATGGCTCACGCAGGTCTGGTTCCCAAATTGCAACGTGCGGGGACCGCAATACGATTTCAAGACATCCATGTGGCTCAGCGGCTGGGCCTGGGATGTTGATGGCGATGATGTGATGGTCCTCACCGAGACCGCGAGCGGTTTTCCCATGCTCGCGTTTTATCCCGCAACGAAGATCAGCAGCGGCAAGGACTCCTTCACGGGCAGCGCGGTGCGACCTGAGACGGAGATTCAAAGCGGCGACTTCAAAGGAGCCAGGATGTTCGACGGCATCATCATGGACCGGAACGCGCGCGCAATCGGCCTGCGAATCATCGGCGAAGAAGCGGGCGATTTCCAGGACGTGAGCGCGTTCAATGCTGACCTCGCTTACGAGCCGCGCTGGAACGACCAGGGCCGCGGCATCCCGCGCGTGGCCGTGTCGAGTCTGACCTGGTTCGACTATCAAGATATTCAGGAATTCACGAAGGCGGGCGTCAAGCGCGCGTCAAACGTGGGGCTGATCATTGAGAATGCCGAAGGCGAAGCGACCAACGACGCGAACGTCATCACCGCGGATGAGATCATCGACAACGGTCAGACGCCCACGGACGGCGGCAGTCTATCCGACCGCAAAGTAGCAATTGAGGAACTTGGCCAGGGCGGTGAGACCTACTACCTCTCATCGAGCGAAGGCGAAAAGATCGTCCCGCTCAATTTCAAGAATCCGCACCCAAACACCGAGGCTTTCATTGAGCGGATGACCCGCGGGGCGATTTCATCCGTGGGCTGGTTCGCCGAATTGCTGGACCTGAAGTCCACGGGCAGGGCGCCGAGCCGGATCCTCGTGGACCTAGCGAATCAATCCATTTGGGCACGGCAACGCACGGGCTATCGCCGCTGGAAGCGGGCAATCGGTTACGCCATCGCCAAGGCAATGAAGATCGGCCAGATCCCGCGCAATGATGACGGCTTTGACCCCTATCTCTGGGAACCGGGTCTTCCGAAGCCGCTGCAAGTGGATGCGGGCAATGACGCCCAAGCCGACCGCGAGAGCTTGAAACTCGGCACGACCACTGAGGCGATTCTCGCGCAAAAGAATCATGGTTTGCACCGGAACGAGATCAAGCGCGTTCGCGCGCAGGAGATCAGGGACAATATTGCGACCGCGAAGGCCATCTCCGGGGAGACCGGGTTGCCGCTGGAACGGTGTCTTGAACTGCTCGAACAACGCAGCCCGAATCCGATCGCGCAACAGCAGCAACAGAAGGCGCAAGCAGCGCCGGGCCAAAGTGCAAAAGCACAGGCGAACGCTCCGCTCGAAATCAATATGCGGCTGGAGTCCGACAAGTCCAGTTCGCGCAAGAGCGTCAAATTCAACCGGGCTGCAGATGGCTCGCTGACGGGCGCGGAAGTCACGGAAGAATAATTTTATGGCGAACAATCTCAAAACTTCAATCGTCTCGCGCAACGCGGAACTCGATGCGCTGGCCGCTCTCGCCAATTCCGGCAAGCTCCGCATTTACGACGGCTCGCAACCGGCGACACCGGAGACCGCAGCCGGCGCAACCCTCCTGGCAGAATTGACCATGAACGCGACGGCATTCGGCGCAGCGGCAGCAACGGCCGCGGCTGGCCAGGGCAACGGTACCGGACAAATCACGTTCGCCGGTTCGGTCTCAATCACAGGCAAATCCGGCAGCAGCTTTTCATCATGCGGTCACAACTGGGCAATGCCGCTGCGTGGCTCGGTTCCGCAAGTCGCTGTCATCAATCCGCCAAAGCCTCTCCCTCAAATCCGTGCAACGAGCAAGGCCTTAAGGCGCGAGGAGGATGAAGCCGCGCTGTTGACCTTGCTCGCCTAACAGATGAAACGATTTCTCCTTTTGTTCTGTTTGCTCCCGTTCAATTTCCATCTCGCGGCAGCCATCTACGACGCGCCGCCGGCGGGCGAATCCGCGCGACTCAAGGCTTGGTCAAGACTGGACACCGATCCTCTTGCGCTGCCGGGCGCGCTGAAACTCTCCGGCCAGACCAATGAATTCACAGACAGCGGCAGCCAGCTCCTTATGAACGGCTCGGCACTCGGCGGCGACACGGTTTGGACGAATGATACAGCGGGAGGAAATGCCGTTCTGCAAAATGTAGATCAATCCAAGAACTTGGCCTTGATGAACTACAACTCAGGAAACCTGTTTCTATCCACCTGGGGCGACTATCCGACGCTCGATGGCGGCGGCGGGAATACCATTCTAGGCAATGCTTTTCCTGCGGGACCAACAGCACATTACATCATAGCCGTGGGAGACAGTGCTCTGGGAGCTAATACAAATGCACAATACACGATAGCGATTGGTTATTCGGCCGGGGCAAATGCTATCACTGATTTCGGTAGCATTTGCATTGGCAATACCGCAGGTCCTGGGACTGGAGGCGATGTTTTGAATCCCAGTTACCAATCTGTTTTTGTTGGGTGGCTGGCAACATCGATAGCAGCCATAACGAACGGCATCGCGCTCGGAGCCAACGCCGTTGTAACGAACAACAACACGGCTGTAATTGGGCACGGCATTACGGATTTCTATTTCTCCGGTGCGCTGCGTTCCCCGAGCGGCTTCGCAAAAGGCGACTTCACCGGGATCACGACCACGAACACGCTTTATTCAACCGGGCCGGCTGGCGTCGGCTCGCGCACGAATGTCATCGTCGTCCAGGGCGGTATCATCACCGGATGGACCGTCACGCAATAGCGCCATGAAATTCCCACAAATCCTCTCGACTCTCACCGAAGAACCGTTGCTCATCACGCCGACGGCTCATGCCTCGCTGCTCAAAATGTTCGAGGATCATTCGTCACTTGAGCGCGTCCAATTCCGCGCGCAACGCGAAGGCGTGGACTGGTGCGGTGAAGCCATCGAAGTCGAGCAAGCCGGACTCGTGGACGGCATTTTCTACATTCCCATCGGCGGACCCATCGGACGCGGCATGGGCAAATTCGAGATTGGCGCCGGCTGCGTGGACGTCCAGGACGTGATGGATGAACTCGACAATTTTGAAGCTGATCCCAATGCGCGGGCTTGCTTGTTCGACATCGACTCGCCGGGCGGGATGTTTGCTGGCACGCCTGAACTCGCGAACCGAATCATGCGCTGCGAAAAGCCGACGGTCTCCTTTATGAACATGGGATGCAGTGCAGCCTTCTGGCTGGCCATTGCCTGTGACTATGCTTTCGCCGCGCCTTCGGGGGACATCGGTTCGATCGGCGTTTACTCCTACTTTCTGGACCGCTCCAAACAATTTGCCGATGCCGGCATTAAGCCGGTGCTCGTTTCATCCGGCCAGTATAAAGGGGCGGGCGCTCCCGGCGTTCCGCTCACCAAAGCGCAACTTCAGAACATGCAAGACCGCGTGAACGAGATGGCCGATATGTTCTACCAGTTCGTCGAAATGCGACGGCCAGAGGCGAGCCGAGAGGACATGCAGGGACAAACTTTCAAGGCGGCGAGTGCGGTGCAAAAAGGTTTGATCGACGGCGTGATGGATTCGGTGAGGGACGTGGCGGCGCTGCTCTAATCCCAGAAAATGAAGTAGGGGATTGGCGCTCATTCATGGCGCTGATCTAGCTTAGCGTCGCGGAACGGTAAAGGCATCCTCGACGCTCCAACCCATCTTTAACCTTTCCTTGGTGCGGGCATACGGCACTCCGAATTTCTCACAGAGATCGACCAGCGGCGACGTTATTCCCGCAAAGGTGACGGTTAGACTCTTTGAGCGATTCCGGCGCTGCTCCACATCCGTCGCCCATCTGCAATTCCCCGGCTCGTAGTTTCCATTGTTGTCCGGATAACGGTCAATGCTTTTGCCGTCGGGCCGCTCTCCCATATCGGCAAGAAAGTTTTTGAAGTCTTTCCACCGCTCGCAAACCAAGATGCCGCGTCCGCCGTAATTCTCATATCCTGTAGATTGCGGATTCGTGCATCGCTGAATCATCGAAACCCATGAGTAATAGGTTGCGCTCTTGCCGTAGTCTCTCAGATGGCCGTGCGTGATGTTCACCGTCCTCCAAATACAACCGCATGAGCGTGTGATTCCGCTGCGAAGGTTGCCGTTAAGAACAATTGATTCAGTGCCGCAGTCGCAGAGGCAAACGCTTCTTCTGGCTGTGTGTCCGCATGGGTGAATAATGGATTCCGCTTCCGCAATCACTTTGAGCTTTCCGAAGGTCTGACCGATGAGGTTTAGTTTGGCAGGCATAGCATCGAGTTGAGTTCAATGTTGTGTCGAGTGGCGGGCGTCCCGCTCTAACGGGCGCTCGCTACGTCCTCATCTTCGCAAATCCATCCACGCAGTCAACTCCGCGTTGACTCTTGGCAACTGCCAGAATGCAGTTACCTGATTTCATTTCCAAGATGCTCGGATTTGCCGCCAAAGCCGAGTCTCATTTCACCGCCTCCGAATCCCTGACCCTGGCCAACGCAAAGATCGTCGCTCTCGAATCCGAGATCGTCACTCTCAAAGCGGCCAGTGCTGATTTTGATTCCAAGCTCACCGCATTGACCGGCGAACGCGACACTGCGAAAGCATCCCTCGTCGCCAAGGAAACCGAAGTCACGACCCTCAAGGCCGAACTCGTCACGGCCAAAGGCACTGCCAATGCCGTTATCGCCAGCCAGGGACTCGCCGCAGAAAACCTTCCGCCACTCGCGCCTCGCACGGACGGCAGCCCCGATCCCAAAACACTTTCGATGACCGAGCAGTGCCTGGCCGCACGCGCCAAGGAAACGACCCGCAACTAACGCTTTCAGTAACACCAACCAAACCCAACTCAGATTATGGCTATTGCAACAATTTCAAACCTCTGGACTCCGGCAATCTGGATTCAGGGAATGCGGGAAAAGCAGGCAACCTTTCCCTCCATCCTCAATTCCGGCGTGGCCGTCACCAATGCAATCTTTGATGGCATCGCGGCGGGCGCAGGCACCTCCGCGAACATTCCATTTTTTCGTGATATAAGTGATCAATCCGATGCACCGCAGGCCGAGGATACGGCTCCCGCAATTCAAGGCATCACCAGCGGCTTGCAAGTCGCTCCGATCCTGAACCGCGAGACGAACAACCGCGTCACGGCCCTGGCTGCGCAGACTTCCGGATCTGATCCGGTTGGCGAATTTGTGAACGTGCTTGTCGAGCGCCGGATGAAGCAGCGCAATGCGACCCTGATTGCTTTGCTCCGCGGCGCGTTCGCCGGGCTTGGCGCTTCGGGCGCCACTGCTGCTCTCGATGATGTTCGCCTGGACTCGTTCGATGAGACCGGCACGGATGCGACAACCGTTCAAACGATGGGCGCTGACCTGTTCATCACGGGCAAAGCTCTGCTCGGCGAACTGGCCGACACGCTCATTAACGGCGCGCTCATCGCGCATCCGAACGTGATTGCCTCGCTCGAACGCTCCGACAAGGACAGT